ATAACAAATAGAACAAGAATATTTATACCAAGTAAGATACATGATAATCCTACACTTATGCGCGAGGACCCAGGATATATGGACATGTTAAAAGGTTTACCAGAAGAATTGCGCCGCGCATGGCTAGATGGTGATTGGGATGTCTACTATGGACAATATTTTAGCCAGTGGCGATATGATGTGCATGTTGTTGAACCATTTAAGATTCCTAGTACCTGGTACAAGTTTAGAGGCATAGACTATGGATATAAAGCACCATTTGCAACATGTTGGTTAGCTGTAAGCCCCAAAGGCGATGTTTATCTATACAAGGAGTACTATGTGGCCGAAATGGAACTATCTGGTCATATAGATGCAATTAACGCTATTAGTGGCGATGATGACTATAGGATGACTTTAGGTGACCCCAGTATGTGGATTCGTAATCCGCAAAATATGAATAAGTCAGATGGTGTTGCTGGGTCCCATATGGCAATAGCAGATTTGTTACGAAAAGGTGGGATAAATGCAATAAAAGCTAATAATAACCGCTTGAATGGTTGGAACCTTCTGCGCGAGTATCTAAAATGGGATGAAGAAACGCCACCTAAGTTTTTTGTTTTCAAGACTTGTAGGAAATTCATCGAGACAATTCCGATGCTTGTTCATGACATTAGGCGGCCAGAAGATTTAGATACAACTGGACCTGACCATCTTTTGGATTCTGTCAGATATGCCATGATGGCGATAGGTAAACCAGAGGAAGAAGAAGCCAAACCATGGATACAAAAACTGATGCAAAAGTTCGAAAGTCAAAAAGTAGAAGTGCCAGGGTTACGAGGGTAATAGAAAAATATGATTTTGCTACTAATGAATGGTTTAGGGTTGAAATTACAGAAGATGACGAACTTAATGAAATGGATGCGGATGTTCGTGAGGCATATATGGATATTATTACCACAGCTAGTGGCTTAAGTGATTTAAAGCAGTCAGGAGATTAGATGGAATACAAGCCCAGTCAAGAAGAGCGAGATTTAATCAAAAAAGTTAATGGTATGATGGATTCCGCTAAAAGGGCTAGACGTAAAACTAGTCAGTTATGGCGCGAATCAGAAAAGTTATATATGGGTGAACATTGGGAAGGCTTATCCATGCCAGAATATAAAAACCAGTTAACCTTAGACATGATAGCTAATGTTATTGATACCCAGATACCGATTATGTCATCTCAGCCTCCGAAGATTGATGTTATCCCAGTGGGTGCTTCAGATGAGTCTAAATTCGTTGCCAACACTTTACAAGCGCAAATAGATGATTTGTGGTATATGCGCGATATGGCAACATTGGTTCCAGAATGGCTCACAGACTATCTTGTCTATGGTACTGGTATCGTTAAGCTAAACTGGAACATGCATGATGATTTACCTGATTGCGATATAGTGGACCCATTTAGTTTTTATGTTAATCCTAGCGCTACAAAATTAGAAAACGCTTCCTGGATTATCCACATGGCCCCAAGGCCAATGTATGAAATACAAGAATTATTTCCCGAAAAGGGACATTTAGTAAAGCCGATGGGTAAACTATCGGAACATGAAGCCTTAAAAATCACTGAAGTAAGACAAGGTGATAAAGCACTTATCCAGGTAACTGATTCACATGGGACAGAGACTAATTACTTTGAAGGTGAAACTGAGGCTATGCAAAATTTGGAAGAACGGGCCTTACTGGTTGAAGTGTATATGAGAGACGGAAGTGTCGAGTATACAGATGAAGATTCTGATAAATCGAAGGTTGGCAAACCAAAATATCCAGGTGGGCTACGAAAAATTTGCATGGCAAACGACATCATACTATACGATGGGCCTAGTAAGTATCAGTTCCTGGATAAAATGAATAGATGTCCTTATCCATTTCCTTACGTTGTTATGAAGAATGGTGGTAGCGCACATTCGTTCTGGGGTAAACCCGAACCGAAAAGACTAAAGAGTATAAATCTTGCACTAGACAGAATTGCATCTCAGGTCATGGATAATGTACATCTAATTGCTAACCCAATGTTTGTTGTAGATGAAACAGCAGATGTGCAAGACCAGATAAATAATAAGCCAGGTGCTGTTATAAGAAAGCGTGGGCCTGGTGCAGTACAGATGTTACAACCAGCTAGTATTCCTGGTTATGTTTTTAACTTTTATCAACTACTAGTAGATATGTTTGAAACTATTAGTGGTGTAAATAAAGCTACAATGGGTAAGCAAGAACCTAACGTAACAAGTGGTGTACAAGCGCAGATTTATAGAAGCGCGGCAACAAGTAAGATAGATTTCAAAGCCAGACAATTAGATGCGGCTATGCAGATATTAGGACAGATGTGGATTGCAATGATTAAGAATATGGGTAGTTCTATCCACACCCTGGCCACGAAAGATGCAGAAGGCAACGAAGCGCAGATTAATTACATGGGTATGGAGTTCAATGATATTGACACAATGGTTAGAGCCAGGGTGGGTAGTATGTTACCTGACAATCGTGCTTATGTAGAAGATAAGATATTATCCTTAGCACAAGCTGGATTGATACAAGACCCAGAATATATTTTAGAGAATATGCAATTACCTGGAATAGAAAGGCTGATTAATAAGCAAACAGAAAAGCAGAATAGTCAGCAAATGGACCCATCAATGTTTGAGGGTATGTCAGAGGATGAAATATTTCAACAACTACAATCTAATCCACAATTAGCACAAAACATTAAAGGTGTAGGCAATGAGCCAGGCATGGACTAAAAAAGAAGGTCAATCTGAATCAGGTGGCCTTAATGCTAAAGGTCGTGCCAGTTATAATCGTGCCACTGGGGGTAACCTAAAAGCACCAGTAACAAAGAAAAATCCAAAAGGTAAAGCTAAATCAAGACGTAAAAGTTTTTGCGCTAGAATGTGCGGAATGAAAAAAAGGTTGACATCAGCTAAAACAGCTAATGACCCTAACAGCAGAATAAATAAGGCATTAAGAAAATGGAGATGTAAGTGTGGCTAAAAGAGGTTTATGGGCAAATATACATGCCAAAAGAAAAAGAATAAAAGCTGGTAGTGGCGAGAAAATGAGAAAGCCTGGTGAAAAAGGTGCGCCGACTGCTAAAGCTTTAAAAGAATCACAAACTAGTAAAAAAGAAAAGTATTTAGCATCTTTGAAAAAGAAGAAGAAAAAGAAAAGTTATGCATAACAAAGAGAAATATATGGAGATGCTTAAAAAGCATAGGAAGCACCATACTTCTAAGCATATGAAAGTGATGAAAGCATTAATTAATCGTGGTATGTCATTTGACAAAGCACATAAAACTGCAATGAAGCAAGTGGGGAAATGATGGATAAAG